ATATAAAAAAAAAAAAGGCGATTTATCTCGCTGAAATTGCAATTCTTTTTCTATTATATCAGTCATACGTTTCATTTTTTTTTTGTTTTTATAAGACGGTATCGATGACTTTCTCTTTGGCAAGGCATACAACATCGCAGTTATATTGATTCTCTATAACTTTTGGTATATTTTTACGTAAGCAAACAAAATGACGGTTCTGAAATGTTTTCTTTAATTTTTTAGTTTCAGTTATGTTTTTTAAAGAATAATTACAACAAAAGAGATCAAAAGAAGCAGATGGTTTCAATGCGGCATTCTGTAATATATGATTATCCATAGATATCAATACATCCCGGGGTAAACAAATATAGGTAGAACGTTTCTTTGGTTCTTTTATATTATCTGTCTTTTTGCGAAAATAATAGCGGGCACTTTTGAACATCTTGAGCATTACATCACCAGTATAACCGAGTTGATACAAACGACGCATTTCCAGTTCTATCATTTCTCTATTTTCATTCGACCAATTTTCCCACGATGTCTTGAATAAATGACGGTCTTCATATTGATGCAATTTGGAAAAAACATTCATTTCAGACGTAAAATCATCACTGAATGTATATCGAAAGAATTGTTGTGAGTTCATAATATAGTATTTTCTATTCTTTTTTCTATAACTTTTTGTTTCAATTTTTTTATTTTTTAATCACCATTTTTCTTCCAAAACCCCCCCATAAAAAGATGGATACCAAACTTCCTACAATGAAACCATTTCCTGCACTATCGAGAGATTTTCCAAAACTATAATAGAAAATAAAAGGAAACACTAAATAAGATAAAAGAATATAAAACAACATAATGCCAAAGAAAGTTTGCATTTTAGAATCCATTGGTTTATAATAATAATATACAAAAAAAAATGATATTAAATATTCTTTTTTATTAAAAGAATATCAAACAAATGGACAAACAAGATAGTATCGATAAATATATCAAGAGTATGGATGAACAAAAAAAGAAAGCATATCAAATCGCCAAAGATCATCTTGGAACATCGTTTGATATCACAAGAAGCAATGGATATAATGAATATATTAGATCATCATCATCTGAAACAAAACGCTAATAACTACCACCTTTTGTTTCTTTAAATCGATTTATTGAATATATTATTCGGTCAGCACAAGCCGTTTTTTTACTGCCTCCTATTTTATTACCGGAATTAGTTACAACTACTGCACCACTATCTGTTACTGTATCCGATCTTCCTGATTGTCCCACAAGTTTTGGATCTGTATGATCGTAAATTCCCGGTTTTTCTCCCTTCAATGCTTCTTCGATTTTTTCTTTTTGTTTTTCCGATAAATCTTTCCCTGAAAAAAAAGAACTTGTATTTTCAAGTAAAGACCCAAATGGTAATGCATCACGTACACCCTCATTAAATGAGGAACTAGCAACTTTTTTCATATCATCACGAATAGATGAAATTGTGCTTTTAGTAATTTCGTCTTTATTTTCATCAATAATTTTTTCCAATTGTTCTGGTTTTAAGTCTTTAAATTCTGGATATTTTAGTTTTAATTGTTCTGTCAATTTTTTCGGATCAAGTTTCTCTTCTATAGTAGCAGGAATGTCAGACGACAATGTTTTTTTTAATTTTCTAGCGGAAACAATATTTCCTAGAAGCCAATTAACAACATCACCAATGGCGAATAAATCACTTACACCTGGAATCAATTCCTTACCTGCTGTTGTTATTCGCATACTTCCCTTTTTTACTTCTTCTTTATATTTTTTAGTAAATGGCTTCATTTTGCTTTCCAATGATCCGTTAATATTTTCTGAAATTGCTTTCTTTATTCTTTCTTCATCAAGACCTTCTTCTTCTCCTTCTCCTCCTCCTCTTCTAATTGTTTTTCTTTGTTTTCGTAATCCCTTTTTATGTCTTTTTTTAGTCATATAACCTATATTATCATTGGATTTTAATACCACGCTTAAAGTCGGCAAATGACAACGCCATTCTCTTATCCACACATTCTCGTTTGACCTTTTTCAAAAAGGAAAACTGATTTACCTTTCCTTCACGCGAATAAATATTGGCTCTCTCCTTCACCAACATACTAGCCTCTTTCTCTTTTTCTTTTTCATTTGAATTTATAGGCACCTTTGAAGCTGCTGCTGATTTATTCACTACCTTTTTCGGATCCACTACATGATTATATTGTTTCAATTTTGCAAAAACACTCTTTTTATTAGATACAATAGTACCTACATTCGCTGTCAATAAACGTTTCTTTTCATCACGTCTCTGTTCCGCATCTTTTAACTCTTCGCGCATATCTATATACAGAGATTTACATTGATTGACAACAACATATTTTCTAGCAATTACTTCTAAATATCGATATGGTATTGTTGCATCAGAATAATACGTAAACCCTTCTTTATTTTGATCCCAATACATAATCACATTTCCCAGGGGTGTCGTTTCCATCAAAATTGCATTTTTCAATGCATCCAAACGTTCTACTGATAAAGGTACCGATTCCAATTTATCAAAACGGTCCATATATTTGTCTTCGTATTTTTGCATAGGTTTCGCATCTTCCTTTACATCTTGTTCATTGGAATGAGACAAATTTGAATACAAACCAATAGAATGACACAATAAATAATAACCACAATAAGAGATAAAAAGGAAAAAAGATAAGAAACGGAAAAAAGATAAGAAACATAAAAACATTATTGATTCCTCCATTATATAAATTACGATTGTGTATATTTAAACCATTTATGCAATACATATATCATTTTTCCGCAAAGCAAACAAATCCGCAATCTCGGTCGATAAATCCGCACATTTTATCAATTCAAAAGTGGCTTTCGGATGGTTGGGATGCAGACGCACCAAATACAAATCAGTGACTCGTTTTCTATATTTAGCCTCCAAAATAGCTTTATAGGTATTCAATTGTAAACTATAATGCCAGAAATTCGTATCGGGTAAATAATCGATACATTCTGTAATAGCTGATTGTCCAAATGCATTTACCTTTTTGATTTCTTTGCTGCGCTTCCAGTCATAAATCGAAAGAGAACCATCGTCATTTTCGTATACCATATCAATAGAACCGGCGAGTTTTAGGTCATCATGATAAATGGTCCATTCAGTGCGATATGGTTTCAAATCTGGAAAGGCTTTTACGAATTGTAGAAAAAACGTCCATTCAATTGAATTATTGCAACTAGGTTGGAAATCGTTCAATAAATCCTTGTGACGATATCCTGGTGATAAACCCGGACGGTTCATAAAACATTCAATATCAAAATGCAAATCGGTTCCTGCACCTGATACAGCAGCACCTGCATCCGACCAACCAAGCTTTATTTCCTCGACTGTTTTATTCCAATATTTATTTCCTGGATTCCAGTTCTTTCCTTTCATCATTTTAAGAATCACTGCATCCGCGTCAAAATGTGGAAAATGAGAATGATTCCACGTAGTGACAGATGTATACGTCGACAAAGGATCTGTCAGAATCGTATATTTATGCCCTTCTTCTTGAAAAACAATATGTACATCTTTTTCATTTTTATTTATGGATGATAGGACAGGATATAAGACGGAGTCGACAGACGGCAACGAACTAGCAGGACATAACGAAGTAGCAGGACACAACGAAGTAGCAGATTCAAAATATGTAGACATTTTATTGTATTCTTATTAGACTCTATTTATATATTCAATTTTTCTTCCAAAATAGATATTCGTTTTTTTGCATCTTGTAATTCTTTTACCAAAAGACCAATCAATCCGTTGTATTGAATAGTTTGTCGTTCTGTTCCATCCTTTTCACCGTTTACAAGAAATGGAATTTGTTCTTGTAACTCATGTGCCAAAAAACCAATATCACGTTTACAAGAAAGAGTATTCCAATAGGAAATAGGACGCAAATCATCAATAGAATAAGCATCGAGAGATGTTATATCTTCTTTGATACGATAATCGGATGTGGTATGAAAAGACCCTCCTGTAATTGACCCTCCTGTAATTGACCCTCCTGTAATTGACCCTAATGCTGTAATTGACCCTGATGCTGTAATTGACCCTCCTGTAATTGACCCTAATGCTGTAATTGACCCTGATGAAGTTAAAGTAGTATTCGCAGTTATAGTATTCGCAGTTATTGTTGTTGTTGAAAATGTACCATCACGTAATGTCAAGTTAGTTGTTACTAAACTCAAAGTATTTATTGTACTACCAGAAGCATCTATACCATTATTTGCGGTGATTAAACCACCTGCATTAATTTTCCCAGTAGTATCTATAGAATTTCCAGAAATATCACATGTTACAGTAATATCACCTTTTACAGTAATACCATTATTTGCGGTGATTAAACCATTAGCTACTATTGCATTTCCTGTTATTGTACTAGTAGAAGCGTCTATACCATTTTGAGCAGTGATTAAACCACCTGCATTGATTTTCCCAGTAGTATCTATAGAATTTCCAGAAATATCACATGTTACAGTAATATCACCTTTTACAGTAATACCTTTATTTGCGGTGATTAAACCATTAGCTACTATTGCATTTCCTGTTATTGTACTAGTAGAAGCGTCTATACCATTTTTAGCAGTGATTAAACCACCTGCATTGATTTTCCCAGTAGTATCTATAGAATTTCCAGAAGAATCAATACCTGTTACAGTAATACCATTTTGAGCAGTGATTAAACCACCTGCGTTGATTAGACCTGTAGAATGTATAGTATTTCCTGTTATATCGTGTATTGAATAAATATCAAAATTAGGTTGTAAAATATTATTATTTAATGTAAAATAACTTGCAAGATCATCAATCTCCTTTTGAATACTGGTATTAAAAATGGAACCATCATAAAAATACATCGCGCCTACATTGATTAATGAATTTCCACTTAAATCCAAATGGCTTTTGGAGATAATTTTTGTATTATAATCTCCCAAAGCATCTGTTACTCCTTCTTGTTCATTATTTGTTATATAACTTCTTGTAATGTTATTATTCGCAGAATATTGTAAACCTCCATACTTTCTAAAAGACATTTCTATTATATAACAAACATCTTTTCTACCTTATTTTCTTCTTCATATAGAAAATCTTTAGTCTATATATATGGGCTACAACGTTGAAATTTCCTTTCCACTAACAAACGATAATAACAGCATAACCAAAAGAATAATTTCCGAGTTGGCGGTAGAAAAAGAGTGCGATCATTATTATTATTTGTATGAGATGGAAGGAAATTGCAAAATACCTAGAAATCATTGCGTAATGATTATCAATTTCAATGACGATTTCATTTTTCATTGTTCCGAATTCTTGAAAACAATAAAAAAAAACAAGCAAATAATAGACAAAAATTTGTCCATTGAATGCATTTATGAAGACGATATCATATGTAAATTAATTTATGCATCCAAATATTATCAGACGAATAAGATGGAAAAGGACAATGTAATAAAATACAATAAATTCAAACGAGAGAGAAGTCTCTCTGATAATGAGAAAATTATATTGGACAATATGGTGTAAACAATTAATTATATATTATTTTCTTTTCTTTGTATGTCTTTTTTTCTTTGTATGTTTCTTTCTCTTTGTATGTCGTTTCTTGCTTCTTTTACCTCCGTAATGATGATGTATTTTTCTTTTTTTTATAGAAAGAGGACGACGATAATGATCATCATCTTCATTGGATGCGTTGCAAAAAGTAGGTGTAGATAGAATAAAGGATGACATATGCTTCATAGGATGGGGAAGAATGACTTTGTTGTTGTCTATTTCCACATTGTTGCCCGTTTCCAATGGATTTTGTAATCGTATATCTAATGGAATAGGAATTGTTTTTTTTTGCAATAATTGCAACATTCCTGTATTGTCTAAAACATTTCTGTATTTTTTCTTTTTACCATTAACAATTACTTCACCATTGACAATGAGTTTTTTATTATTGTTGTTCCAATCATAATCCTGATGTACCGTTCTTTTATTACCATCGTTAAGAAGAGTTACTTCTTCTGTTCCACGTAAAAATTCCTTAAAGGATGATGGTTTTTTTTTTTTACTATAATTATTCATTTCTTCTTCTCCATCATCATAATCATTCGTATCATCATAATCATTCATATCATCATAATCATTCATATCATCATAATCATTCGTATCATCATGATCATTCATTTCATCATGATCATTCGTATCATCATAATCATTCGTATCATCTTCATAATTTCTTCTTGTATCGTCTATCGCTTTGCTTATATCTTCATCTTCATAATCTTTGTTTGTATCTTCTATCACTTTATTTCTTTTTTTGTTTTTCCATTTTCTAATTTTTGAATCAATATATCTATCTCTCATTCTTACTTTATAGTAATATTTTTTATAGAATGAATTTCTATAAATTAAAATATTTCCAACAAGTAAGTATGGAATTATTAATTTCTGAAAAAGAAGAAAACAATACAGTCCCTCAATTGAATCGATTTACTGTTCTTTCAAAAAAACAAGTGCCTTTAGAAAATCAAACTACAAAGCAAGAGAAACCCATATTACCCAAGAAGCAAATAACGTATGACGATATTCTATCATCTATGAGTATGCAATTAGTAAATGGAAAATTACAATTAATACGTAAACCTCTATCCCAAGAAGAATATATAGACCAACCTACAAGACAAGTACAACCTATAAGACAAGGACAACCTACAAGGCAAGTACAACCTACAAGACAAGGACAACCTACAAGACAAGGACAACCTATAAGACAAGGACAACCTAACCAACCTATAGCACAAGTACAACCAGAAGAAACCGAACCCATCCAAATGTCTCCAGAAGAATTAAAGGTATTACGAGAAAAACTAAGATGGCAACAATATATGCGAGAGAAGCAAAGAATCGAACAAATCAAATCAAAAAAAATGTTTTTTAGTAACAATCAAATAATAAGAACTTCTATAAATAGTAATTTATTATCGCGTTTTACGCATACATAACAGAAAAAAAGTATGATTCTTTATAATATGAAAACAATTCATAAAAAATCATACCGAACCATAAAAAATAAAAAAGGAGGTGCCAAAACCATACCTGGAATAAGAACACGTAAATTCAAAGGTTTTTCAGATTCTATTTCATCAAAAGAACATTCTTCGAACATTCCTCTTTCTCCTTCTGAAAAAAAAATGAAAAAGGATATAGAAGAACAACCATTATTAAATAACGAAATGAATAACAAGACACGTTTGAATGAATCTATTATCGATTTAATGGAAAAATGTTCTAATGTTATGTTGAAGCAAGGAGAACCTTTTCGTGCACGCGCTTACCAAAAAGCTCAAGAAACATTGATGACTTATCCAACCGATATTACAGACCCCGAACAAGTAAAGGGACAACCTGGTATCGGGGATACCATTATGGAAAAAATAAAAGAATTCACAAAAACAGGCACACTAAAAATGCTGGAAAGAGAGAAAAACAATCCTATCCTTTTATTCACAGATATCTATGGTATCGGCCCCAAAAAGGCAAAAGAACTCGTTGATAATGGAATTACCACCATTGCAGAACTACGCACCAGACAAAAGGAAGTACTCAATGATGTGCAACGTGCAGGATTGAAATACTACGAAGACATTCTTGAGAAAATTCCTCGCAAAGAAATCGACGAATACAATACCTTGTTTCAGAATATATTTAACCAAGTATCACAACAAGACCCACATTCTACATTCGAAATTGTAGGAAGCTATCGACGTGGAAAAGACTCTTCCGGTGACATTGATATGATTATTACCTCACCCCAACCAAAGATTTTTAAAGCCTTTGTAGACCGCTTAATAAAAGAAAACGTTTTACTGGAGATTTTATCACGTGGCAATACAAAATGTCTCGTCATCGCAAAGCTACCACATCAAAAAACAGCACGCCGCGTAGATTTCATGTATACTACACCAGAAGAATATCCTTTTGCTATTCTTTATTTCACAGGAAGCAAGTATTTTAATGCTGTGATGCGTGGTCGTGCGCTTTCAATGGGATATTCATTAAATGAACACGGTATTTATACAAAAGAGGGAAAGAATCCCAAAGGAGACAAAGTGAATCATATCTTTACCAATGAAAAAGATATTTTCGATTTTCTTAAAATGAAATACAAAACACCAACCGAGAGAATCGATGGCCGTTCTGTAGAAGATACAGATATTTCTTCTTACTCTGAATCCGAAAAAATAGAACAACCTATAGAACAACCCATAGAACAACCCATAGAACAACCCATAGAACAACCTATAGAACAACCCATAGAACAACCTATAGAGAAAAAGATGGAGTTGGATGCATTCAAAAAATACGGTATCCAAGTATTAGACCATTTATCAGAAGCAGACCTAGAAGAAATCATCCAAGAGTGCAACGATGCATTTCATAATGATAGTGAACCTCTTTTAACAGACAACCAATATGATATTGTCAAAGAATATATGGAAAAGAAATTCCCGAAAAATCAAATTCTTCAACAAATCGGTGCACCTATTGAGAAAAACAAAGTGAAATTACCATATGAAATGGCATCTATGGACAAAATCAAACCAGATACTCACATTTTAACCCAATGGAAAGCAAAATACAAAGGACCTTTTGTCATTTCGTGCAAATTAGATGGAGTAAGCGGGCTTTATTCAACAGAAAACAATACTGCAAAATTATATACACGTGGCAACGGTATAGTTGGACAAGATGTAAGTCACCTAATTCCATTTCTACATCTTCCCACAGAACAAAACATCGTGGTACGTGGTGAATTTATTATGCCCAAAAAAGTGTTTCACACAAAATACGCTACTAAATTCGCCAACAGTCGCAATCTTGTAGCAGGTATTGTGAACCGACAATCCATTGATGATAAAGCAAACGATCTTCATTTTGTATGCTATGAAGTCATCAAACCTTCTTTAAAACCATCCGAACAAATGACATTTTTGAAACATCACGGTTTCGAAACAGTTCAGAATGAAACCAAAAAAGATATTACCAACGAATTATTGTCTGAAATATTGGTAGATTGGCGCACACATTATCTCTACGAAATAGACGGTATTATTGTCACCAACGATACCATTGTTCCGAGAATATCAGGCAATCCAGATCACGCCTTTGCATTCAAAATGGTTCTTTCAGACCAAATTGCTGAAGCCAAAGTAGTAGATGTAGTATGGAAACCGAGCAAAGATGGATATTTAAAACCTCGGGTTCAAATTGAACCCATTCAGCTGGGAGGCGTCAAAATAGAATTTGCAACAGGTTTTAATGCTTCCTTTATCGAACAAAACAAAATTGGTATCGGTGCATTGATTCAAATTATTCGAAGTGGTGATGTAATTCCTCATATCAAAAGCGTGACTGTTCCTGCACCCGAAGCCAAAATGCCCAATGTTCCTTATAAATGGAATGATACACATATTGATGTTCTTCTAGAAGACATTGAATCAGATGAAACAGTCCGAGAGAAAGTAATAACAGGATTTTTCAGAGGCATTGACGTAGAAGGTCTCAGCAGTGGAAATATTGCGCGCTTAATCAAAGCGGGATATAATTCAGTCCCAAAAATAATTCATATGAGCGAAGATGACTTCTTGCAAGTCGAAGGATTCAAGAGTAAAATGGCAACCAAATTATACAAAGGTATTCAAGAAAAAACAAAAGCAGCATCCTTGGTTCTACTCATGTCCGCATCCAATCTCTTTGGACGTGGTATAAGCGAAAAGAAAATGGAACCAATATTGGATGCATATCAAGATATCCTAGTTTCATCCACATCATACGAAGAAAAGATAAAACAAATCGAAAACATCAAAGGAATGGCACATAAAACCGCCGAAACATTTGTTAAAAATATTCCCATCTTTGTTGACTTTTTGAAAGAATGTGGTCTCGAATATAAATTGGGTAACCACCATCCAAGTGAAAAGGAAGAAAAAGATATATCGCATCCACTCTTTGAAAAATCGATCGTAATGACGGGAATACGTGATGAATCCATTCAACAATACTTGAAAAAAATAGGTGCACATATCAGTTCTTCAATAAGAAAAAATACATTTGCAGTTATTGTAAAATCACACGATACAGAAAATTCCAAGACAGAAGAAGCAAAAAAAAGAAATATTCCTATTTATACCGTTGAAGAATTCAAATCTAAATATACCTAGACAACCGAAAATATTGCCTGAATATTTTTACGAATATCAAGTGACGTAAAAGAACATTGTAACAACGAAATACGTGTTAGTTTTAAAATCATTTTATTGTAATGGTCGTTGCATTCATTATTATTGTAAATTAATTCAATATGTTTGTCACGCCAACGACATACTGCTGCTAATAATTTGGAATGAAAAGAGCGAATCCATTGTTGTTCTTCTTGAATAGTAAGTTTACACCATATTTTTTCTTTATATACCCAAATAAGCCTTTTATCAGAAAAACACGCAATAGGATGAATACAAGAAACCTTGGCAGCCCGCTGTAAAAGATAAACAAAGATATCGGAAAACGACCTATTATGAAAATATAAAACATCATTTTCTTCAATATATATATTTTTAAGCCAATCTGAAAAGGTTATATTCGGAATAGCTAGGACAATTTTCCTGCAAGATTGTTTCTGTTTGTCTATATTTTCCAAACGTTCTATTTTTTCCAATAATATCATTTGTGTTTCTCGCATTTCACGCAGCATAGAATGCATCATTTGTATTTCATCTTGCATTATCTTTTACACTATATAAAAAGACGTCATAAAGAATCAATTTTTTATAAAATTAAAATGATAATATATATAAATGCATTATGATAAAAGAGCCATCAATTCTATTTTATCCATTCCCTTTATTCAACCCAAAGGAAATAAATTAAATAGTCAGGACCCTGCATTTCAATACCAAACGCAAAAAAAAATTCAAAATACAGTGCGCGTTCCGAGTTCTATCTATACAATGGATTTAGGTTCTTTGAACGTATATCAGAAACCAGACACGACAACACACGTAAATTGGAATCAAATGAGCGACCGCACAAATCCACATCATCAAACACACGGAAGTAGCACCAAACGAAGTCAAACAAGAGAACGTCCAGGTGCAACGACCCCAGGTGGAAAAGGTGTCGATATAAAGCATAATTCATATACACGATATATGAACCGAATCAAAGGATGTTTGGCAAAAGGAGGACCCATACCAACACAATTTGGTGATTCCATTGTATTTCAATGTGCTTATCCTATTTATGGTGGTAAAACAATGAAAACATCCATTGTATCGAATTGTTATAAAGAAAAACAACGCGCCAATGGTGTACAATTTTCACCAAAAGAGGCATTTGAAAGCAATGCACATATTTATTTTAATTTTGTCATTGGACAACAAGTATATGCTCGCGTAAATGACCATTCTTCTTATCGAACTGCAATTATAATAAAAATAATCTATGAATCAAATCAATACGAGGTGGAATTTTTAGATACTGGTGAAAAAATGATTGTTTCACCTTTTGAAAAGAGAATTTTACCCATCTTGTCTAGTTTATGCAAATTGCAAAATGTTAAATCACAACGACCTCTTGTAGAAAGCAAATACAAGGATGATTGTTTATTGTTGAATAAAATAGCCACTCCTGATATAACTGCTATTTTAAAGGAAATAAATACTCTAATATCAATATAAAAGTATGCCTCCTATGCAAAAAATACCCATGCATTTTAATAATACAAAAAATAAACTAAACTCTAGTTCTATAAATGTCAATGCAATAAATGTTGCAACAAAAATAATCCCCTTTAGGGGATCAATGTTAGATCGAATTACTAATGCGAGAAAGGGATGTAGTTCATGTGGACAATAAAAAAGATACAAGTATAAAACCAATAAAAAGGAACCAAAGTATAAATAATATAGTTGAAATATAAATGCCAGTAAGTTTTGCTTTACGTGCAGGTCCAGCTTGTTTTAGCACAATGGATCCATATATTCCTCCTATAACAAATATAAATAAAACAGGTAGATTATGTTATACATACAATCATTCCTACTTCTACAAACCACATACCGCGAATGGACGTATTGGTACCACAGCAGCGGGTTATTTAGCATCAAGAAAACGTATATAACAAAAAAATTGAAATATTTTTTTGTTAATAAACAAAACAACATCAATAAAATGAACCAGGAAACCAATAATATTATGTCTATCTTTATTCCGTATGTGCAAGTAGAACACGATGAAGAATCAATCAAACGCGCATTTTACGATTACGGTATTGGAAATGTAGAACGTGTAGATTTCTTTGTAAAAAAAGGATGGACAATGCCACATAAAAAAAGTGCTTTTGTCCATATGAAACATTGGTATTATTCAGACATTACCAATGGGATTTACCAAGAATTGGAGCAAGACGGGCAATGGATTCTACCCATTTCGACAAACGAATATTGGATTCTTAAGCAGATGAAGCGAGAGAAATGGTTGCAGACGAATTACAATATCCATCAACTAGCAGAAAAAGTAAGGATTTTAGAAAACGAATTGGAACAATTGAGAACAATTGTTTCAGGTCCATTGGAAGTCTTAAGAGATGACGACGAACCGTATGTTAAAACACATACATATTGGTGTTAAAAAATATTATTTGTATTTTATTGTAAACTAATCAAACGTCTTTTTTTTATTCAACCATAATCGCAATATAAAATCGCAATATAAAATCGCAATATAAAATATTACTTAGTAGTATGAGCATTAATTCTTTCGATTTAAAAATAGATAATTATACAATAACGGAATTGGAAAAAATTTTTGAATTACCAAATATGTATGATGAGAAAATGGTGGAAGAAAAAACGAAAATAATTACAATGAATATTCTGAATGACATAAGTATACTTCCAGATATGAAAGACAATTTGATTTTATTTATGAACATGGCCAAAAAAAAAATGTCGTCATATGTTCAAACTATTTACAATATGAATACACAATTAAAACCATCCGCGACTATTGAAGAAGGAGGAAGAAACAATTCGATTATAGAAAAACCGAAAACACCTTATATATTTGCCACACCAAGCGATTATTTTCAAGGAACCATCAATCCCATTAAAAAAAGAATCATAAAACAACAACTGAATATTGATTCGCGATTTCGCGACAATTATAAAATAACGCGATCCACTGATTTACATTTTGATTTACCGAATCGATTTTCTAATATTGTTTCAATGGAATTAGCTACCTTTCAATTCAGTCATAGTTATTATTCGATATCTTCTTTTTTTGGAAATAATTTCTTTACTATTCGTAAATACGTGACCGGTACAAAAAAAAAAATAAGTACAACTATTATTATTCCTGATGGAAATTATGCAGGTAGTGATTTATTCGCATATATAAACACTAAACTAAAAAATGATCCAAATTTTGAATTAATAGATTTTGCATCGGATGTAACAACTACTGGTAGCAGTGGTTCTGGTCGCACCATAGTAAATATTTTTAAGTTGAGTAAAGATGATGCCCCCCCTTATTTAACGACAAATTCAAATGGAATTACAGTGCCTAAAAATTACACAGCAAAAGTTTTTGATAGTTTCATTCTTGATTTTCAATCCGATATAAACGGGAACTTGGACTATGCGAATTCTTTGCAAAAAAAATTTGGTTGGATATTAGGATTTCGGTATGGATTATATGGTTCAAAAGAAATGATTGCGGATTTTTATGGAAAAAATGTGAATACTTTTAACGAGTCATTCTCGTTTGGAAATTCCAAAATAGACACAGAAAATGAATATATAGATGATGTTATAGTAAAATATAATGATCCACAAAATAAAATATGCAAATCCCAATTCACAAGTAAGAATTGCTTTATAAATTACAATACATTTAGTGATGCTACTTTTTTTATTTCAGAAGGATTGTTGGATATATCAGGTTCAAAATATTTTTATTTGATAGTAAATGACTATAATAACAATGTAGTAAACAATGGTATTTCTTCAGTGTTTCAAAATGCTGTTTCAAACAATAATATATTGGCAAAAATAAATGTCACACAACCTTTTTTCACAACTGCTTATCAAACTACATTGCAAATTATAACACAACCAAGAGAATATTTTGGGCCTGTATATATTCAAAAAATGAATATTCAATTGACCAACGAATATGGTGATTTATTGGATTTAAACAATATGGATTTTTCATTGGTATTAATATTTAATACACTCTATGATATATAACTACAAGGGACCATTCACTTCAGAAATAATGGCAGCCATCTTGGCGATATCAAATACACCTCCTCTTGGAATACCATACAATGAAATATATTTTGCATATTCTGGTTTTAACAGTGCCGTAGTAGCATTTATATTGGTATCAAATATACTATTTTGTTTTTGTAAATCAAGCAAATACGCCTTTACAGAATCAATGGATTGTAAAACACGCTGTTTCACTTCTGATTTTTGCAAAGAAAGTAACAATGTTTGTAAATTGTTGTATTGAATAACACCTTGATTCAAATTATTAAATATATTTTCAAATATAGATAAAATAGCTATAAAAATAGGATCATTGCTATATATAATTTTTAATTGATTCAATTGAATAGATAAAGTATTATATTGTGAATAAAAACTGGTTATAAAATCAGTAAAGTTTCCTTGTACAAAGAGAACATTTAAATCGGAAATATTTTTTGTACAAGATGTTTTAAATAATAAATTACTATAGGATAGCAATTGTCCTTTAACATCCATACTTGAAAACAAGGATGAAGTAGTTATTTCAGTTCCTGAAAATAGAGATATTGACATTTTATATTATACTAAAAGAAAAATCGTTTACAAGCATTAATATTTTTGTATAATATATTACCTTTACTATTATTATATGACTGGTCGAAACGTTATAGATCCAGATGTTGGAATCACGGATAATACAACAATAAGTAATATTTCAGTATACATTAATGATTTTGATACTTCTATAAATGCAACGGCTGGTACTGTTCCTACTGATACAGAAAATGATTCATTTAATTATACTTTGGCATTTTCAACAAGTATGTCGGCTGATTACTTGAAAAGCATTTTTTCATTTGTTCGTGATGCTAGTAATAATACGCTGAAATTGACTGCAGCCACATCTATCGATTTTACTGATGCTTCCATGACACAATTTTCGGTTGTTAATTCTACTTTTACAGGAAGTGGAACTTTAAATAACAATATTCCTTATTTTTCTCTTGCAGCAAACGCTCCTGGCATTGGAACACTTGTTCTATCGGATGATTATCTTGGCTATCTTGCTGCTACCTTGTTGGGTTCACAAGCATTGGTAGGTGCTTTTGGAAATGTAAAAGACATTGTTACGAGTATTTCAGATACTGTCGCAGACTATGGTGTCCGAGCTAAAATCAACAATGTTCTTGCCAATTTAGGATCCATTGATATCGATACTTTAACTGGTGCCCCATTGACATCTACTCCCCAATCAGCGCTTTTGAACATATTTACTAGTATTTTTAATTATAGTCGAGAGCGTATCGATTACGTAACTGTCGCAGATGGAGTTACAGGACAACTCTTATATCCTGGTGACACACTGATTATGAAATTCACAGTAATAACACCTACGATTGACTCTTCTATTGTTAGAACAACAAATGATGCTAATTTTGATTTCACACCTCCAACAACAGTAGAAGATCGTGTTTATAAAATTATCATTAATATTGTATAATAACAATCAGTTTTTTCATGTAAAACATTATCGGTTTACATGTAATAAAAATATGTTTATATTAACGTTTATATAAACTAATATGACAAGATTACTATAATCATCTTCTTTGGAATTTTTCAAAAAACAGTACAATGCATTGTCAACAAAAGTAGATATGAATCATTATGAAAAAAATATATGTATTCCTATTGCCACGCATCAATCCATTTACATTCAACTTCAAAACAAAAACAGTCATATACTGATGACTATTGTTCTCATTTCGTATCCTTTTTGTCATAACAAACAATATATCATTACAGACAGTGATTGCAATAGATTGATAGCTGAATATGCAGCTACAAGATTAGAGATAAAAATAAAATTGGATTTATCATGTATACTTTCTAGTGATTATTATGCCTATCCATTTCATCCCTTTATTTGGCATCTTCTCTCGATAAAGACAAACAAGGATATGAAAGTATGTACAAGAGAGAAAATAGAGAATATGTTACAATTTCATAATCATTGTACAAACAACCGACGAAAGCGACATTCTCTCCATCATTTCTTCGAAAATGACATAGCTACATTTTTTCGTAATAACAATTTGTTTAAACTCTTGTAAAAAAGTATGATTTCGACAAAAAAAACATTCCAAGAATCGCAAGAAATATTACTTCTCTCATTATTATCATCTATACCCTCACTCAGCATTTCACCTAGTTTTACTTCGTTTCAATCATCGACACCCTTTGTTCCTTTGAAAAGAAAAGGATGGACATATATGGAAATAATTCAATTACTTCACGATATTTACAAGCAAAACGAAGAATTAAAAAAACGTGGATATGGGCTATATTCTCTAGATACAAATGATATATATTGTATAGAAGGTAAATATGTTTGTATTCAACCGAAATGGATACGACGGCTTCCCTTTGTCTTTGAAACACCATTCGAGAGAAATAAATATTGTTCTCCTGAAATTCAATCCATAGAATGTTTACCTTGTTCTGTATCTTCCAAAACATTTGAATACAGTCTAGCAGCTTTGTCATATGAATTATATTTCAATATAGATTTCTATAGAGACATAGAGAGGGATGATGTATTGGAATCCATTCGCCATACCAAATTGTATTGGTTTTATAAACGAATACGCAAAAGAATATTTCTATTCATATAAATATTCATTTTTTATATTACCTACATGTATATATGTCATTACAAACATTCAAAAAAAAAGGAATCATAACCAGTTCAACAGGAACTAAAATTAGTGGAACTGCTCCTGGTGGCGTATGGATACGTCAAGGACCTTTTGGTTCCAAAGGACCCGTTTCCAGTATAGGTTCGCACGGTTTTAGCATCAATGGTGGTACACGGAATGTAGGTTATATAGGTAAAACGTCACATTTTTCATCAACAGGAACTCCTTTTGTGGGAACTGCTGCGAGGGGTTCGGGAGGAACATATGGTCGTTATCTGGATACAAATCCTGTATTCAATGTTACAGATTCAAGATGTCAAACACAAGGTAGACAATCTCTTTTCATAAAACCATCGGTTCTTTCTACAAAGGGACAATTGGCAAAGCGATTTCGTTGGATACATTCGGGACAATATCCAAATTTCTGGGTCCAACCCGTCTATGGAAACAGTAATCTTTCCGACAACGCAAGTCAACAAGTATACATTGACCAAAAAGCAGCCGCTGCTACGTGTGTGAATGATACAAACAAACCAGAAGTCTACACAGAGAATATAAAGAAAGGTGGTGCTACGGGGTGTAATAAAACAACTGCCAAATATAATTCTTACAATATCATTGCTTCTGCTGGTGCTTATACCAAAACACTTGGTATTCCTCAAAATGCATCGCAGTACACAACACAAGTTCAGCGCCCGTGTGCTCATCCTGTAGGTAGACAAAAACCGTTTCCTTTTGCTGTAAACAACAATCATTCATCTAGTCGAAAGCAGACACATGGTCCTCCACCTCCGATCTGGACACACTATTATCTAGAACCACCAAAATGGTATACCGATTCACCTTAAACCTTAAACCTTAAACCTTAAACCTTAAACCTTAAACCTTAAACCTTAAACCTTAAACCTTAAACCTTAAACCTTAAACCTTAAACCTTAAACCTTAAACCTTAAACCTTTTTATATTGTTTTAAAATAAATCAAAAAAAACAATATAAAAACCCATTTCATCCCCCGATTAAGAGAATTCTTTCGACAACAATTGTTCAGCAATCTTATTTCCATCACTAACCGAACGCATTACATTAATCATTTTAGGTGTGATATTCTCAGGAACAAGGACACCTCCATCTGTAAATGCGGATTCTTCACCGATCGTCTTCTTTCTAGAAGAAATATACATTGTACCAAAATGTGTTCCAATCGTACGAATAGCTATTCTCAAATCCTGGCGCAACTTTTCTACCAAAGGGTCTGTATAAACACAAAGAGAATCCAAAAAAGCTTCCATTCCCAAACGAATTTTATTAATTTCAACATCTTCATTCATACGTGTATGCTGCGCCTTCCATAACCATTCCAATGTTTTTTGCCTCAAAATATGTATTGTCAAATCAGGGGGTACCCAAATCTCTGTTGCATCATAAAGAGGTGGATAATATAAAACATTGGTCAACAACATTGGTATATTCTTTTCTGAAAAAACACAAGGAATTCCATAAACTGAAAGAGATACCTCATATGGATCTGAACTAGATATATAAAATGTCTTTTCTGTATCCCCCGTCAAAAAAGATAAATACAATTCATCTACCCATATACCCAGTTTGTAATCATAGAGAGAACCACCAGATATTTTTATCCAAACATCCCGAAGACAACGAAACAAAATAGAATGCACCATCTCACCAAAAGCAATACTCGATGTTTCCATATGATCAATAAAAACATAAGATGCGTTCGTAGACGATGAAAGCGATACCAATGTCTCGGCTGAATGATCCGCACCAAGTCCAATAAAATAATGATGGCAACCAGAACCAACCAACCCCGATAAATAAGAAACGTCAAATGAACCACCACTAATATTACCATCCGTTATAAAAAAATGTGTAATATCACAATCAGGATCTTCTTCTTTCCAAGATTGAATATCATTGGCAGCATTACTCAATGCCAACTCAAAATTAGTTCCACTTTTAGGAATCATCTTTTCCAAATTAGACAAAACAAAAGGAAAATTGTCGCTAGTAATACGCGTATCAGGAACAATAACCTCAATTTCATCATCGAAACCTACAACACGCACCCACGTCTCCAATTCTGTTTCCTTTGCTAGAAGACGAACAATGTTTTGAATAATATGAATAGAATGTTCCATTTTACTTCGACCATCTCCACATTTATCTTGCATCGAACCCGAACAATCATTTGTAAAATAAAGACGCTGGGGACGCTGAACCAAGGGCGTATCCCTCGTTTTCAATTTAAAAATACCAAATCTATCCGCAATTCCCGATGACGGATATTGATGAAACTGTATGTCTGTATTTTCTATCATATTTTGATTTATATTATAAAAATTATTTAAACCATTTTTATATATCATTATATTCATTGACACCTTTTCTCATTTCAAACAACCATTTTCTTCTATCGTTTTTTCCATTTTTTTACAATGCTATAAAAAATTGAATCATTTTTCTCTCGTAAAAGAGAGAATAAATCAATACAAATATGAGCATCCCTATTATAACTACACGTTTCAATACAGATACTTATACTGAAAATAAAACTTTCAGAGAAAAAAACAATATCGGTTGTATCTACGGCCCATCAAGACACATGTCTTGGAAAATACCATCCGATTCTCTCGTGTTTGTTATTGAAATGAATAATTCCACTAACAAAATAGAAGGCATCGGTCTCATTAGAAACAGAGTCCGTCACGATAAACACTATCGCATTTATGAATCCGGCAATTACAACCGCTATGCTTATAGCAGTCAATTCCGATTGGACCGCGAGATATTACAAGCCTATGAACCAAATATTGTAGCATTGTTGGATATCATTATTTTCAAGGGTAAAACCCATTTGAAACGCGGCTGCGGTTTCACCATCATACCCAAAAAACTGTTCAGCCATCCAATATGCAACGATTTCGACGCAGAAACATACATCAATAAAACAGTGGAAATGTTGTTCAAACGTGTCTATTCCGACCATTCTTTGAGTCAATCCGCATCCGACTTGTAAATAGCAGCCAAATCTGAATGTCGATTCTTGTTTACTACGTAGAGTGTACAAAAAAAAAATGTTTTAATATTGATATAATAATTCAGCAATCACTGTAATGGACCAGTCAGCACCATTTGTATTGAGAATATTTCCCTTGTCATCATACCAACGAATACGTAACCGTTCTATATTAACGGGTCCAAAATAGACGCGTTTGTTTTCTTGTAAACTACTTGTCAATTCAATCATAACAGAACCAATCGTGTCACCATGTTTCACAGGTATCAATGCAAAAATATCGGAACTAGAAGGAGGACGACTGCGATATTGGGTATTTTGTTCATTGTTTTTCATAATTTCATTAATACTATATATTTGTGCTTGGGTTAAAATACGAGGTGCTGTAGGTAATACCTGGGGAATAATTTTATTGGTTAGATTCAGCTTATCCATCAATAAATATCCATTGTCACCCACATTCTCTATATTGGCCGACAAATTATTCGCCAAAGGATCAGTGTATTTTACAGGAATACTTGGATTGTAATACGATGGCAATTTGATTTTTTTTGATATTTCTGTAATGGTAACCACACCACTATTTATATGGTTTTGGTTGTAATCATCAATCGCCAAAATCAAATAGCGGGGTCCATATAAATCAATCAAAGTATCCGCTTTGTTCCCATTGTCTATATCTATCAAAATATATGGGAGACGAAACCCCATCAACCATCCCAATGTTTGATCAATTGTTTTCTGTGGTGCAGCAGCATTCATACTAGGCAAATATCCATATACATCATAGAAAACGATTTGTGTTTCCCCCGATACGATTGGATATGTATGACCCTCTTTTGTCCACGAAGCAGAAGACGGAAACTTGAATGACACCTTTCCTGTGTGTTTACAATACTTCAAGGGATAAAAAGTTGTATCCCATCCATTGTCAGTAGAAAAAGACGCGTTAACTGCTGAAACAAATTCATCCGGAGAATAATTACCCTCGGCAACATTCACCGTATAATATACACCCGAACCAACAAACGAAATCCAAAAATAAGTATTCCCTATCGTATTGTCCAACGAATACCACGTATACGGAATTTGTATCGAATACAATTTAAGAGACAATACATTATTCAATGGTTCCGATAAATCCATCGTGAAATCCGTCGGTGTATTATCTTGACCATTGGTCGCTTGTCTATATTGGCTATCTATATTAATATAACGTGTCGTGATGTTCTTTAAATTTGGATTCATTGTATCTTGTGATACAGGGACCGATAACGTATTGGTAATACCTATATGTTCACGATTCATAGGAACATGGTCACTATTGTATACTTGTATTTTGTTTTGACGATCCGTATTTTTATCACGTTGAATAATATCCGATTGTGGTAGAGCATTTGCATTTTGAAACCATTGTTGTTGTATTTTTTCCTCCTTGTCATCAGGTTCCAGCAACCGGTTTTGCATATCACGGAAAAATTGCGCCATATCATCGTTTTCTTCTTCTTCGTATGTTTCAATATATTGTTGTGTTATGGTTTCAATGGCTTCTGTATCATCGGGAGAATCAACACCTAATATGAGTAACAAATTTGATAATGTATAATGATCAATATTGTAATCAATAGATAATGGTTCAGGGGAATTCATATAAAGAATATAAATAATATTCTTTTTATATTCTTCTCTTTTTCTAGTATAAAGAATAAAAAATGCCACATTTCATAAAGACAATAGGAAACAATGCCCCTTTTATTTTATTTTTTTCTACATTGTATTTGTTTTATACAAAACCGATTTATATGTATACATATGTGATTGGATATATTGGAAACGAAATACTCAATATGATATTGAAGAGGCTATTTCAACAACCACGTCCGGATGAAGAGAGAAAAGACATATTTAATATGGAAATAAAATACGGTGAAAAAATAGATTCAAATCGATATGGAATGCCTTCAAGACACGCACAATCCGTGTTTTATTCCACAGTATTTGTACAGTTGGTATTAAAAAAACCATGGATAACTGTAGTATATTTCTGTATTTCTCTCTTGACTTTGTACGAGAGAAAAGAAAGCAACAAACATTACATAACGCAATTGATGGCAGGTAGTATGATTGGAATCATTGTTGGTTATGCAATATATCATTATGGAAGCCGTAGCATACCAAAAAAGGCATATATCAAGCCTGATGACAATGCTTTTTGAACAAAATAATTTTTTTAGTAGAAGAAGTATGTGATTTACGAGTCGTTTTATGACTTGTTGCGTGTTTTGAAAAGACAATACAACGTTTTCTTGAACCTCCTCCTACAGTAACAGAGCCGGGACCAACATTTTTTGTACGATAGCTGGGTAAATCGGATAAATTATATGTTGGTTGATCCTGTTTAAAAAAGGCGCGTCTTTTTTCTTGTACATCGGATAAAATTTTTGGACCATTTAAAAATATTTCCGCTAAGCGCTTTTTTTTTTCAGGATCTTCTTTGATATACAAGGAAGGAAGAAACGAAATATCATTGATTGGATATTTTTTTAAATCAAATATTAATTTCGATATTTGTTTACATACTTCTTTCTCTCTTACCAAAAGAGATCTTTGTGCATTTGAAAACCGACTGAATAAATAACTTACAGGTGTTTGCAATATAGTATCATCTTGCAACCACACTTTTATTTTTTCCATCATTTTTTCCTGTGTTATTGTCAATAAAGGAGACTGTTCTTTTCTCTCTTCTCGTTTTTTAGATATATTATATGATGTCAAATCCATCTTACTTAGTTTTTGTATTTCCAATCTTGCCTTTTCAACATTTTGGTTTGTTGTTTGTAAAAGAAGTATAGTCTTGTTTATTTTATTTTTATCCAGTGTATCTTGCGACAACAATGGTTTCAAAAGGGGTAAAAGTCCAACCAAGGACAATGAAAGTGTATTACGACCATGTAAATGATAAAACATTTGTGCGATATCTTCCTTTTTACCAGAATGATATGAAAAATTACTTGAAAATTGCACTTGTTTAAATGTTTCTATTATTTCTTTTAATTTCTGTAATAATAAATTCAAAGGTACCAAATTTTTTATTTTGTAACGTGCAGAAGAGAGAACTTCTAATTTTTTTTGAATAGTAGTTATAGGTTCTTTTAATGCATCAATATCTGCTATACCCTTTTGTCCAGTTTGATTTTGTTTTATAATAGAAATAATATCCGCGTTTGTTTTTTTATATAGGTCTTCTATCGATGCAAGCAACTCATCAAAGGCTTCCTTTAAAGGAGCACCACCTATTTGATACGTAACTGGTATATAATAAAATACCGAGAAATAACACGCAAATGTTAGAATGAACAAAGAGAATATAAATGAATCCTTGAATGTATTCATTTTACTAGTATCTCGACCAATATCGGTAAGTTGTTGTTCCATACTGGATACATATTCAGACAATTTGTTACTTTCCGTATTTTCAAAAAATTTTTGTACATCTTTGTTGCGTATTTTAATACCTGCTTCTTTATAAAGTCGAAAAGATTCCCATAACAAAGAAAACATAGATGAAAATGTATTTACTAATTTTTGTATCTCTTCTACACTTGTATATCTGCCTTGCACAAAGGATACAAGAATAGTATATATTTCGTCTTTGTCAATAACATTATCTGTTATTGTCGATTCAAAATCATGAATATTTTTTTTACCGTCTTGGTGAATCAAAACAATATCATTCCATATATCCTCTGCATTTTCTTTAATATACAATGTAATGAAACATTCATTGTAATTTGTATCGTTACAAGATTGCGTATCTATCGTTTTTCTATTACTTATTGTAACAGTATTTGTAGTGATACTGGATTCACTATCTGAACGTGAGATATTTTGAGAAAACATAGCATCAGAATAAGAAACAGCAGTGAGAACAGACCCAGAAGACCCAGAAGACCCAGAAGAAGAGGAAGAGGAAGAAGAAGAGGAAGAGGAAGAAGAGGAAGAAGAAGCAGTAGACATACCACGTGTTCTTGTTGGGTCGACATCTACATTTTCTACATCCAAGGAAGGTATCCCCATAATTTTTTTATCATAATCACTATACCGTTGCGTTTTAAAATTATAATAATATGTTTGTAAAAAACCACGAGAATAAATACGATATATATAATTGGTGGTAATCATTTTTGTTGTGCCTGCTGCTACACCTTTATTTGTTAATAATTTTCTATAAAAATCATCTAGTTTATTACCAGAAACGATTGAAAAAAAGTCTGTATAATATTTGGAAAAAACATTGGAGAATGTACGTTTAAATTTGTTTATATCAGTATCCTCACATTTTTCGAGCAATCGTATCATAATATCAACAATTTTGTCCATATTTTGGTCATTTATTATTTGACCCCTTTTTTTGGCAGTGAAATAAGCATCACATTTAGAAAAAATAGACATTATATCAGTTGCTAATTTGGATATGCTAATGAAATATATGGATGGAGTGAATTTGTTCATTTCATAACCTGTATTTCTAGAAACCAAGAGAATCAAACAAAGTAGTTTACGATAGATATTTATATAAATCTTCTTGCCTTTGCCATCCGGATCACCTTTTGGTAAATGCAATTGTTCTCTCATTTCACTTGTTAATTGATAAATATACCTTGTTAAAAACGTTTTAGATGTAATATGAGGATTGCTATCATAAGATAAATACGATGTTTTTGATCCTTCGGTTTTTGTTGCCGCTTTAAATAAATATCGTTCCTGTATCAAATTATAATATAATTCATTGAATGTTGAATCATCCATATTATTTTGTTCCTTTATTATTTCTGTAATGGTATTGTCATCCAAAAATTCGTCCAATAAAATATAATTTTCAATATTGGAGTTTTGAGGATATGAATTTATAGTCAATAAATATTTTATTTTTTTAAATTTGTCATCGACACTAATAATGTTTTCATTAATATTGGAAATACTCAATTGTATATCATTCCATTTTTCTTTCGCTTCTTCACTGTGATTTTCGTTTTTGTCAAGAGTATGTAACATGGTTTGAATAGTTTCATCGTTAATAGGTGGAATAATAAGTAGATAATCTTCGTCTAATTCCTTTATTATTTCTTCGTGTCCTTTGAAATATCCGATATTTTCTAGTGCTTTGATAGTTTCTGGTCCCTTTTTTTTGATTTCGTCATATCCAATTTGTTTTATATCTTGGCTATATTTTTGAATTAATTGTTTTACATAAGCACTAAAAAAGGAAGGTATTTCTATACTAGCAGGTCCTTCTTTTTTGGGTCCGATTGTTTCTGAAAAACCAGATTTTCCATTGTCATTGTATTCTTGTGCCATATCTATCATAGTTTGAACCACATTATCTTCCAAAATAATTTGCGGGATTTCTTCTTGAATAAATTGTTTTGGCTTTTGTGCAATACTAGATTTCATATATATTGCTTATTTTAAATTTTCGTATATTTGTTGTATCCAATAAGATAAATTCAACTTTTCATACCGAAAAAGTCCATCTCTTTGCTTTTTTTCAAAATCATCCAAGATCCTCGTCATTGATTCTTCTGTTATATCCCCCCAATCTTCCACTATCCAAACAGGTAAATCGCAAAAAAGGGACATAAAATCAGATGGATGTCGTTTGATAATAGGAATAGCACCCAAACATAATGTTTCCCATGTTCTATGACAATCCATTCCATTTCCAAAAGGAGAAAAAACAAAAGCATATTGCATAATATGATTCCACATTGCTGTTCTTTTTGTGATACCCAATGAAACAACCAAATCCTTTGATACCTTTAACCCTATTTCCTTTCTATGATCAAAGCGGTCATTGTGTAAGGAAAATTGTGCTATTATTTTACGTTTTCTTTCGTAAAAAGGTTTCATAGAAGAGCGTAGCTGTTTTATAATAGATTCTTGTTCTATCGGTGAATGCCCTTCACCTTGCGTTTTCCAAGGATGAGATACATTTTTTGCAATGGTATGATAATCCAAACCGATGGGCAGTAATATAATTTTTTCAGATTTTGGGAAATTTACATTTTGTGCAAACCAACGAATCAACAAAGGATGATGTATAAGTCGTGCAAAATGACCGCTGCCTATAGCTTCCTTAGGTATAGATAGGTCTGAATCACCTGTGACAAGAGTAAAACGGTGTTGTAAACGAGGTAAAATACGGACAACAAAAAAAGATAGAGCTTCGCTACAAACATAAATAGACATTCCGTGAAACATTTGATTACCGTGAATCATGGATAATAAATGAGACGTATCCGAAGAAGAACTGGATTCAGGATGTTTTGAATGAAAAGTGCACGATTGTAGTAAACCACGACTAGATACAAATGAACAATTTCTTTGCATATAATATACAAGATGAATAGTTTAGATGAAATGTTTTTGAAACATAATATTACAATACAAGAAGGACATATTGGACAAGTTTTTGAACAAAGAAAAGATATCTTAGATGTAATATCATCCAAAAAAGATATAAAATATATAATGGAAATTGGATTCAATGCAGGTCATAGTTCAGAATTATTTCTGAAAAATTCCGATGCTATTGTATATAGTTTTGACATAGGAAGTCATTTCAATCAATATTTACAATTAGGAAAAAAATACATCAATAAAACATATCCTCAGAGACATACATTGGTTTTTGGAGATTCAAAATTATCAATTCCTAGATTTTGTAAAGAGAATGATATAAAATTTGATATTATATTCATTGATGGTGGTCATGATTATATAACCGCAAAATCAGATTTGATTCATTCCAAAAATCTGGCTCATAAAGATACGATTGTTATTATGGATGATATTGTTTCGCAAACTTCTTTACAAACATCATGGACAGAAGGTCCAAATAGAGCTTGGAAAGAAATGATAGAAGCAGGATTATTACAAGAAAATTTACATTATGATTATGGTATAGGTCGTGGACAAAGTTTTGGAAAATATATCATTTAATGACTGGAAGGAAAAAGTCCTAATTGAGACCCCTGTTGAACAAGAGTGGGTTCTGCCCAATATACTTGTAATTTTTCATAATAAATAATATAATTCAATTGATGATCAACGGGTAGAGAAATCCAATAACCAGGTGTATCAATAGCACGTATTATTTTTTCTGCACAAGCTTTACTAATAAGATAAGAATCAGCACACCTTGTAGCACCATCTATTATTTTTTTGTTTTTCATTCTTGTATATTTTCTATACACATGTTTATTAGGTTGCAAAATATGTGGTGGAATGATACCATATGCATTTCCAATAAAGAATAAATCCCAATTATTTGGTAATTCATTAATATATTCTTGTATACGTTCAAAAAAATTGTCCGCGATAATAACATCATCTTCTAGAACAAGTGCGTAGTCATATTCATTTTGTTCTATTAATTTTCGATAACACTCAAAATGATGCAGAGATAAAGATATTTCTTTTTTATTGATTCGAGAAAACATTTTCATATCAGATTCAGTCAATGTTTCAACTCCTTTGTTGGAAACAAATTCAAAAGGAACATTTTTCAATTGTTGTTTGATATGTTCATTTCTTTCCACCAATTTATCATAGTGAATTACAAATATCTTCATATTATTTACTATAATTACTTTATAAAAGAAAAAAATAAAAAAAAATATGTAAATATAGATGAATTGTTGCATTTGTGGAACGGTGCGAAACTGTGGACCCTTTTTGAATAAAGTATTACAAAATATGGAGAAAATTGGAGTCTTGTTTGAAAAATATGTCATCATTTTGTATTACGACAACTCGAACGATAATACATTGGAGCTACTAGAAGCATACAAACAAAAATATCCAGAGCGCTTATTATTTTATAAAAATGAAAAAGAAATATCACCCTTTCGCACGTTTCGTTTAGCCCACGGCAGGAACGCGTGTTTGAATGTTGTGCGTAGATATTATGCTGATTATCCATTTTTTATTATGATGGATTGTGACGATGTATGCAGTCAAGATGTAAATACAAATGTATTGTCAAAATATTTAAAAAAGAACAAATGGGATGCACTTTCATTCAACAAATCAAATTATTATGATATATGGGCTCTTTCGATTCGTCCTTATTCATTGAGTTACCTACATTATGAACCAGACAGTCCAAATGTAAATGCATATATTACAGATTTATTACGAAAAGTCCCTCCCAATGGTTTGCTTCATTGTTCTTCCGCCTTTAATGGATTCGCCATTTACAGGGCAAATAAATTTCTTAATTGTTATTACGATGGACGTATGCGTCTGGATTTAATTCCTAACAATCATATACTTGAGTCAATTAAAGTAGCGAAAAAAAAATTTAATAAAAACAAAACAGTAGAAGATTGTGAACATAGATCGTTTCATTATATGGCAATCAAACGAAACAAAGCACGTATACGTATTTCATCCGAGATATTGTTTTTGTGATATGTAAAAATAACTATTATAATATATATGATTTCAATAGCAAATAGTAAAGACCATTTTCATAATATTACTTTAAAAAAGATAATAAATGTATATGTATTAACTGATAAAAATGGAAAAAAAACGCCAGGATTTGGCGATTTTTTGAAATCATGTATTTTTCTTTTGCAATTATGTAATGCATTGGGATTGGAATTCGACGTCGATTTTAAAAATCATCCTATTTCTTGTTGCTTAAAAAACGAAAACCAAAAAGAAATAATTGATTATTCACAAATAGAATATCCTGAGTGGGGGGGAAACAATTATATTGATAAACACGGTTTGCATTGTTTTATACAACATTTAAATACCATTCAAAAAGATACATTTCACCTATTTACCAATGGTTGGCTAAAAATGAAAAGTGATAATAACAGTATGCAAATCATTCGATCAAAATTCTCATTTACACCGTATTTTCAAACGAAAATAGATACATATATGCATCAGCTACGATTAGAACCTCGACGTTTTATTATCATTCATATCCGTTTCAATGATGCTATTTTTAATAATAACACAGTAGGAAATACGAATATGCAGTCCGCTATTAAAAAAATAAACTTTTTATTGAAAAACAACCGAGATAAAATACATTTTATCATAAGCAACAGCAATAAGATAAAATATAAAATAAGTAAATATGGTCATTCGAATGTTTGTTTCGCATACAGTAAAATAGTGCATTTAGGTGGTGAAAGTATTTCACATAATAATTCTACCAAAATAACGGATACACAAGCGATTGTAGATACATTGACCGATTTTTTTATGATGACAAAATCCTCTACCATTATTTCTTTATCGGAATATGAATGGGGAAGTTGTTTTAGTGAAATGGCGAGTTGTTTATACGGTGTTCCGTTGATAAAGATGCGAATATAATATACATTTAATGGAATAATACATCTGGTGAAATGCGTATTTTGGCACCTTTCCGAATCGCTTCCCAATGGAAAGCGCGGTGTTCGCAGTCTTCGTATTCGCCTTTTACGTGTCCGTAATCCTTAAAAACCAGGGATGCGTTTCCTACAGCTGCTGAATGCATTCGGAGAGCCGATTTGGGAACCAAATCCAGACGTACGCGTCCATCGTAACGGCAATCTAAAAAAACGGCTGTCCTATACAATGCGAATCCATTGAAAGCGGAAATACACGGCAACAAACCATCCGGTGGTAACTCTCCAAGCAATTTTGTTACGTAAGATTGCATTTTGAAATAATAGGAAACATTTTGTGGAAAATGATTATAGCTGAAACAAAAAGGGTGAATCGAAAGAGCCCATATATCATAATAAGAAGGTGATGTTTGAAACGAAAGCGCATCCCAATCTGTTCGGATTATGTATTTTTCAAGAATAGACGGATTTACATTTTTGCTGCATACATCGTCACAATCCATCATAATAAAAAAGGGTACATTGTTGTATTGTTTGTGGATGATTTGCAACAAAGCATTTCTGGCATACGCGATACGGTGTGTGCGAAAGGGTGACAATGTACGTTTTCTGTTAATAACGATATGTACACGTGGATTGCGTTTTCGAAAAGCCAATAATTTTTTCAATGAATCATCGGTAGAAGTATCGTAGAAAAGAAGGATATGATAATTGTCAAACGAGGTGCCGATTTTTTCCATATTTTGGAATACTTTGTCTAAAAACGGACCGCAATTGCGCACAGGTCCACAAATACATACAGCCATTATATCTATAGTAGAGTTATAAAAAGATAGAATGACGCGATGAATGATGTGCTTTTTTACTTTCGATTTTCATTTTATGCAATGATTTATTAAAAAGGTAACAATCACAATTGCCTTTTTGTTTACAAATGATCTCGTTACAAAAAACTGATTCTTCTTCTGATTCTTCTGATTCTTCTGATTCTTCTGATTCTTCTTCTGATTCTTCTTCTGATTCTTCTGATTCTTCTGATTCTTCTGATTCTTCTGATTCTTCTGATTCTTCTTCTTTCTTTTTTATATATTCTTTTATGAAATTTATAATAGAATTTATACTTTCCTTTTGAGATAATATATTATTTGCTTCTGTTGCTATTAAGGTTTCTTGTTTATTCAGTATTTCTGTTAGTTTATCTTTGAAATGTATAAAATTTGCTTGTTGAGATGATGCATTATTTTCTTCTCTTGTGATTAATGTATTTTGTTTTTCTATTATTTCTGCTAGTTTATCTATGAGATCTTTGAGGTTTTTTTTAATACATGTTATTTCCTCGTCTTCTTCCTCACTGTCTTTTATAGACTCTGATTCACTCTCACAAGGAGTAAAATAGACACGAGTTGGAAACTGTATATAGCTTTCTGTTTTATTTACACAATGAGAAGCATTATCTCTTTTATAACTATATTTTCCTTCTTCGATAGAAGTAGGTGGACAACAAGGAGTTACCCTTTCACAAGGATGTGATTTTACGAGAGAACGAAATGTATTATAATCGAGATACTTTATGATATTTTTACACCCAACTGTATAATTCATATCTATAACATAATTTTGTCTTGATTGTAATTTGCTCATTATATTATTATATATTACTTTGCCTCGTTTTTGTTCATTTAAATCTATATAATTCAAATCAATGTTTCTTGTTGCAAAACAACGTCTCATAATATATATATATATAATACAATATATATTATTAAAATAATACTGTTAGATTATAAACAATAATTGATTGCATTTATAGTCCTGCTATAAATCTAGTAACTACTTACACTTGTTCATTCATTTTACCCGATTTTAGTTTAATCAAATCCGCAGTAGGAGGAGCAGGAGCAGCTTCATGAGCTTGGGCTGTAGTTGGAGTGGTAACAGTCGATACATCAAGATCGACTCCCCCCTCCTGGGGTCTAAGAGCTCGTATGCGTCTGACAAAGTCATACACTTCGTCCGCTTGCGTGGTAAACTCTGGTGTTTCTACCTTTCCATCCGCTTTCACAAAGTCGGGTGCTTCTAATTCATATAAATCATTAATTAATTTAAAATCATTAATTAATTTAATATTTTCACATAATTTCTGTCTCTCTTCTTGCTTTGATTGTAGTTCTTTTTCAAGTTCTTCCAACTCAGAATCTAAATCAGAATCTAAATCAGATTTCAACTCAGAATCCAAATCAGATTTCAAGTCAGAATTCAAATTATAATTCGAGGGACATTCTGAAACTTCCGAAACGCTTAGTTTTTTAAAAATATTTTCTGGAATGGAATAATTATATTTATAACCAGGAATAATAATGTCATAATTGAACTTCATTATAAGGGTAATTGGATGTTCAAAGGTATTATTTGTATAATTTAAAATCAATTGTACTCTTTCTTTGACAAAATCTCTTTTATTTGTAGAAGGCTGAATGATCCAATCTGAACTTCTTATACTATTCAAAACACTTCCAAAATTAAAGCCAAAAGTTCTTCCTTTTATAAAATACAAGGATTTGATTTTATCACATTCCTTTCTAAGATTCCATAAAAAATGGTGATTAATTACATTATTCGCTATACCGTTTCTATCTGCATAAATACTCAAAATTTCGTCATACAAACAAAATTGTCTGGAAGTGTTATCAATTCCTTTGTATGTTTGTCCAGAAAATAAAATATTATCATTAATCGCATAAGATTCATTGATATTGAATGTACCTGCAGAATTGGGATAGAAAATATAATTGAATAGTTTCTTATCTATTATTTTCGGATTAAAAGAAAATATAGCATCTGCATCTGATTCTTCACTAATTATTTTTGGGCAACCCATCATTACCTTACCTGGTAACATTTCTTGTGATAATGCTTCTTTTGGGCCAGCTTGTTCGAAAGTATTTGTCATATAAGCAAATTGAAAGGGTGGTAAAAACTTTGATTGGTTTTCTATCATTTATATACTATTAGTTAATATATTAAATTTACCAAATATTTTTATTCTATATAAAAAATATTTGGTTCATTCATCTATACAAATAGGATATTCAAAAATAACACTCATTTTCATTATATGAGAGTAATAATAAACAAATATAGAAAAAGGTGAAGACTTTTTAAAGACTTTTTCAAGTGGTAACGACCTTATTTTATAATGACACATTTTATGCAATGAATTGTTGTTTTCACATTCTTCTATAAAATTTTTTCTTATTTCTATTGAAATTTCATGTTCTTGACATCCATTTCTTTCACAATAGCAAGACATAAGATCATCATACATATTATGAAACACCATTTTATATAATAGTGTATTTTTTACATTATTCATATTCAAGTAATTGGTATATACTTGTTCATGTGAATTCTCTTTCGAAGGAGTTGTTGAATAAAACTGAATAAAAAATTCTTCCAAAGAGGCTATATGGATAGGTTCAAAACGCAGTCTATATGCTTCCTTCTTATTGAATAGATGTGAATTACATAAAATAGCAAGAGTAGCCGATACAATAGGTTTTTGCTCTTTTATAAAAGGTATATTATTCAAAAATTGTTTCGAATAAATAGAGATAGCTTTTTGGAACGCATATTGCTTTGTAAGATGTTTAGCTAAACTATATATCTCTGTTTTTATATGTAAAGGGAGATCAGTAAGAGTATTGAATGATAAATGTTGTGGAAAATAAACATTAGAATTATTTAAAAAAATGATTTTGTTATGTTATTTCCATTATCGGGGGGGGGCTCAACAAGTAGAGAAAATACATTTATAGTATTATCATTATATTTTATACCAAATAAAAGATCGATAAGGATAGGATTTTTAAAACTATTAAATTCGATATTTTGTTTGGTATTTTCAAAATATAGATATTTAGAAATAACCAGAGAAAAATTATTAGCAATTGTAGTAGTTATAGAACTTGTTATTTTTTCAGGTATAATTTGTAATTTGTAAGTATTACCATATTCATCTTTTCTTGTATCTATTAATGGAGATAAAAATTGATTACAAATTCGAACCGCGATTAACCCTTGGGTATTATGTGCAATTTCTTCAGCTTCATCCTTATTATTACTTGATGATATATCTTCATAGGCTTGTATTACTTCATCATTAAGAGCTGCAAATTTATACGCATATTGAAGAAGAGTTGTAAGAAAAGCAGCAACCACCATAGCCACATAATCTGTCTTGTCTTCTTCAACTATATTTTCAATATTATTCAAATACGTAAAAAAAGCTTGTGAACCAAAAATAGCAGCGGCATCCAATGACGGAAAATCTCGAATTTGAATAGCAGGACCAGCACCATGACCAGCACCAGTACGTCTAATTGGTGGAGCAAGAAGACTTGTTTTAACAATATAGGTAACTACATATACAACATCAAAAAGAACAGTAGCAGGAAGAGCATCAAGAGGACAAGGATAAGGAGTATTATCATTTGCATCCATATCTTCATCAGAAGGTTCTGAACAATCTAATACAAGGGCAGAAGAAATAGCAGAAGCACCAAGGGCAGCATTAGTAACAGAAGTAGCAGAAGCAGAAGTATCAAGGGTAGCATTAGTAACAGAAGTAGCAGAAGCACCAAGGGCAGCATTAGTAACAGAAGTAGCAGAAGCAGAAGAATTAGCAGAAGCAGCAAGGGCAGCATTAGTAACAGAAGTAGCAGAAGCAGAAGAATTAGCAGAAGCAGCAGAATTAGCAGAAGCAGCAGAATTAGCAGAAGCAGCAGAATTAGCAGAAGCAGCAGAATTAGCAGAAGCAGCAGAATTAGCAGAAGCAGCAGAAGTAGCAGAAGCAACAAGGGCAGCAGAAGCAGCAACAATACCAATCGCAGCCCTCATTTCAGAATCAGTATTTATTTTCATATTATAATATCATAAAATATTATAATATTCCAGAAAAAAATACTGTATAAACAATGTGTCTAATAATAATTATAAACAAAAACATTATTAAAAATACAAATAACTTATCCTATGAAAATTATATTCTTTTTTACTTTAATGGTCTACATTTATTACCATCATAGTAGGTTTGATTGGTATAGTAACTTTTTGAGAGTTCCACTGTTACATTTTATCTTTTATATCTATAATATTTTTGTTACCATCGTCATATCTTATACTCGACTATTCATTACTACACTTTTCTCTTCTTTTCATTTTTTTTATTTCTGCGATTTTTATTTCTGCATTTGTAATTTCATTCATTACTATTAGCAATTGATTCTTTATATGTGATTCCTTATTTAAATATTCTCTTCTAATAAATGATGGTTTTATCTGATTGCGTGGTTCAGGTTTACCCGGGACATTTGATGCTTCCGGTTTATTGTTTTGCTCGGCCATCAACTCCTTTATAGATGCACAACAAAGAGCATCGCGAGTGGCGGATGGCAGTGTTGAATCAGGCCGATTGGGTAACTTGGAGTATTCTGGTGTTTTGGCACAATATGATGGGGCCTTCTTTGCTGATTCGTAAGGAGATAACTCCGGCATCGATGGAGATTGAAAACAATGAGATATATCTATTATCGATATCAGATTTGAAAAAAACGCAAAATTATTAATGATATTTTCACTTATTATTTCTTTTATTGGTTGAGATTTTGATGTAAACATTTTTTGTTTATATTTATTTATTTCTATAGGACAAAAAAATACTTCTGAAGGCATATTAGAAAAGCTAACCAAATTTTCTGTTTCCATTTCTTGTGATTTTGTGATGTCTTTTTCTTCTTCTGAAAAAATATTTTTTTCTTTATTTATTAATTCATCCAAACTATAATTTAAAAAAATAGAATCAGATTTTGAAATATTTTCATAAATATGATTTATTATTTCATATTGATTTTTACTTTCCCACCTCGGGTATTTTTGTGGATGATTTTTATCGTTTATTTGACTTGATATGTCAATAAAATATATCTCTAAAAATGTTTTTATTGATTCAAAACATATTTTGTTTCTAATACAATTAACAATATGAAAAAGAGATGATCTTATTTCTCCTTCTTTTAGAAAAATGCTTTCAAGATTTTGTTTAGCTAGTATAACAGAACTATGTGAATCAGCATTTTCATAAGCGTTTGTAAGAAGAGTCGTAAAAAAGGCAGCAAGAAACATAGCAACATAATCGAATTTTGAGTCTGTTGATGGAATTCCATCAATATAGTTCAAATATGTGTAAAATGTAGGAGAACAAAGAATAACAGCAACATCTAAAGGATTTGACTCTTTTTTAAAATACGTCATATTTTTACAATAGGTAGTATCTCGGTGTTTAAGAATTCTAATAACAGCATAAATAATTTTTTTATAATCATCAATAATATTTAATGAAGGTTCAACTTCAAAAGGAATATTACTTAAAATTATTTCAATAAAATTTTTTTCATTTTTTTCAATTTTTTGTTTTTCTACTTCAAAATTTTGTTTTTCTACTTCACTAGCATTAATATAAGTTACCGTAATAGCAGCAGCTAAAAAATATATATTGTTTCTATTATCATCAACTAATCTGTTGGATACATTATTATTATTTTTTAATTTTTTTACATAATTTTGTCCTTTTAGACTACGTTCTAGTTCATTATATTTTTGTGCAATAATAGCTGCGACATCGGTATCACCATCATTGTGTTTAGACCTTCTTAAACCAGTACTAAATAAACCACCAACATTTGAAGTCGTATTATTAGTAGTCGAAGCACAAACGTTACCTTCTAATGCTCGTTCTCTTAATTCTAGTTTATCATGTATTAATTCAATTAATTTTTCAATTCTTTGCACATCATGATGAATTAAATTTTCATAATCTTTTTGTTCATATATACCAAAATTTATTACACAATTGTCGGTTTGTGAAGTAGATTCATTTCCAGCAGCAGTACCAGTACCAGCACCAGCATCAGCAGCAGCAGCATCCGCAGCAGCACCAGCAGCAGTACCAGCACCAGCAGCAGTACCATCCGCAGCACCAGCAGCATCAGCACCAGCAGCAGCAGCAGCATCAGCATCGGGAGCAG